AGTTATTGATGGTGCTATGATGTATATGATGCAGTTCCGTTCAAATGCACAGAGTGCTGCAATGCACCAAGAAGCTTTTGAAGATGGTGTTAAGGCTATGCGTAATGTCCTAATGGATGATACGTTCCAAATGAGATCAACTTACATTGTTAGGACTCGTCAGCTTACTTCTGCAGGGATAGCATAGTCACATGGCTGATCAACTACATGTAAACAAAGTATTCTGCAGGGGCGGCTTAGATACAAGTCGTGACGTTCTTGCACAAGGGGAGCAATCTCCGGGAAGTGCTATTGCACTAGTTAACTATGAGCCATCCATAACAGGTGGTTACAGACGTATTAGTGGCTTTGACAACTCATACGGTACACTTCCGGGTACAGGAGCTACGCTAGGTGTTAATGTAGTCAACGGTATTAACAATGGCATCCTAGCCTGTAGAGCACCAAGTTCTGGATTTAACTATCTTCACTATTGGAACACTTCAACTTCTGCATGGGTAGCCGCTACTACATCTGGCTCACCTACTATGACAGGTGTTGGCAAGGTACGCTTTAGTAACTTTAACTATACAGCCAAGAAGACTATACTTACAGATGGTGTTAATCCTGCAGCTACTTATGATGGTACTACGTATACTCCTATTACTCACGCGAATGCTCCGACGGATCCGAAGTATGCTGTGGATTATGCTAACCATATGTTCCTTGCAGGCGATCCTGTACATCCTACTAAACTATTCTTCAGTGCTCCACTAGCAGAGACAGACTTTGCTACTGGTAATGGTGCTGGTGTAATCAATGTAGGCTTTGACATTGTAGCAATTAAGCCTTTCCGTGATGTGCTATACATATTCGGCACAAACAATATTAAGTCTTTGAAAGGCAATAACACTTCAGACTTTGTATTGACAGGTGTTACTCATGACTTAGGTTGTCTTGCTACGGATAGTATCATTGAGATTGGAGGGGACTTATTGTTCCTTAGCCAAGATGGTATGCGTCCTATCTCTGGTACAAGTAGAATTGGTGACGTTGAGCTAGAGACTGTATCAAAGGATATTCAATCCTTATTTAATGATATTGTATTGAGCATAGACTTGAATGGTTTATCCTCCGTAGTTATTCGTCAGAAGTCTCAGTTCCGTATCTTCTTCTCTGCTGCTGAATCACAAGGAGTGATCGGAGGTATCCGTAAGCAGCCTGAAGGATTCGCATTTGAGTTTGGTCAACTACTAGGCTTAGAAGCTACCTGTGCTGCAAGTGGCTACCTTGGACAACAAGAATACGTAATACATGGCACCTCAGATGGTAAGGTACATAGACAAGAGATTGGTAATTCCTTTGATGGTATAGACATCTTTAGCGTGTACCAAACTCCATACTTATATATGGAAAACCCTGAGCAGCGTAAGATCTTCTACAAGGTTAATACATACCTTAGGTCAGAGGGTGACAACTCTATTATCTTAGCTGTGGTATATGACTACGAAGATATAAATGTGTCAAACCCTACTAACTACATGATGACTAACGAAGGTGCCGCTGCGTACTTCAATGAAGCTACTTACAACGGTACTGCCATCTACAGTGGTAACCCATCCCCGATACAGACAACTAATATATCAGGTTCTGGTAAGTCTGTATCCTTTAAATACGTAACTAATAGCACTGATGCTAGTCACAGTATACAGGGCATAGTGTTAACTTATGGCACTGGAGATCTAAGATAAATGGCTGGCTATAGCAGACAATCAATTGCAGACATAATTGCAAACGCAGTAATCAAAGCGGCACCCGTTAACGCAGAGTACAATGCCTTACGGGATACTTTCGCATTCGCAACTGGACATAAGCATGATGGTTCTTCCACTGAAGGTGCTTACGTACCTCTCATTGCAGACGTTGATGCCTTAAACAAAGTAGTTGTTGACACTAACAACAACCGTATCAGCTTCTTCTCTGAAGTAGGTGCTACTGCGGTAGAGCAACTACGCATTCAAGATGGGGCAATTGTAGCTGTCACTAATAATGATATTGACCTAGGCTCCATTGGTGCTGAGTTCAAAGACTTATACATTGATGGTATTGGTTACATTGATAACATTGCAGTACATGAGAATGCAACCATTGATGGCTTCTTAACTGTTACTGGCTTATCTACTCTTGCTAGTGTGGATATTAACGCAGGTAACATTGACGCTACTCAGATTGGTGCAGCTTCACCTAGTACTATCACAGGTACAACAGTAACAGCTACTAACCTAGTTGGCCCACTTGCTGGTGCAGTAACAGGTAATGTAACAGGTAACCTTGCGGGTAATGTTACAGGTAATGTTACAGGCGACTTAACAGGTAATGTAACTGCAGGTTCAGGTACAAGTTCATTTAACAATGTGACCATCAACGGTTCACTAGACTTGAACGCTGGTACTGCTGCTACAGTAACGGGCCTATCGGCTCCTACTGCTGGTACAGATGCTACCACAAAGACTTATGTGGATGCTGCAGATGCTCTAAAGCTTAACTTGACAGGTGGTACTCTGTCTGGCGCAGTAGAGATGAGCACTAACAAGATCACAGGCTTGGGTACACCAACAGCTACTACAGATGCTGCTACCAAAGGTTATGTAGATCAGGAAGTGACTGCTGTAATTGCTGCTGCTCCGGGTGCTTTGGATACCTTGAATGAATTAGCCGCTGCTATTAATGATGATGCTAACTTCTCTACAACTATAACAAACAGTATTGCTACTAAGCTACCTAAAGCTGGTGGCACTATGACTGGTGCTATTGCAATGAGCACTAACCTTATTACAGGGTTAGGTACTCCAGTATCCTCAACGGATGCAACTACTAAAGCATATGTAGATACAGCAGACGCTCTAAAGCTCCCTCTAGCAGGTGGTACTCTTACGGGTACCCTAGCTATGAGTACAAGCAAGATCACTGGCCTAGGCACCCCTACGGCAGGCACAGACGCTTCCACAAAAGCTTATGTAGATTCTGGTGATGCTTTGAAAGTAACTAAGGCTGGTGACACCATGAGTGGTGTTCTGGCTATGGGTGCTAACAAGATTACAGGTGTATCTGATCCTACTGCAGCACAAGATGCTTCCACTAAGAACTACACAGATGTATTGTTTGGTTCAACTACAGATGCCGCTACTAGCGCAGGTCAAGCTGCCAGCAGTGCTACCGCAGCAGCCAACAGTGCAAGTGGAGTGGCAACATCTGCTACTAACGCAGCTAACTCCGCTACAGCGGCAGCGGCCTCATATGATTCATTTGATGATCGCTATCTCGGTGCAAAAAGTTCCAACCCTACAGTGGATAATGATGGTGATGCTCTTGTTACAGGTGCATTACATTTCAACACTACAGCAGCTTCAATGCGAGTCTACAATGGCTCTTCGTGGGCTGATGCAGGTTCAGCAGTTAATGGTACAGCTACTCGTGTAGTATACACAGCTACTGCAAGTCAGACTTCTTTTGCAGTAATATATGATGCAGGTTATGTGGACGTTTATCTTAACGGTATTAAACTCGTACTTACTGTAGACTATAACGGTTCTTCAGGTACTGCGGTTGTCTTAACCACAGGTGCTACTGTTGGTGATATTGTTGACATAGTGGCCTATGGTGCTTTCAACGTAGCTAACGTATATACACAAACAGCTTCAGATGCACGATTTGAACCTATTGATAGTGCTTATACCAAAGCAGAGGGTGATGCACTATACGCAGTAGCCTCTACTACAACTACAGCAGATGCTGCACTACCTAAGACAGGTGGAGCGATGACAGGGGCTATCACTACAAACTCTACGTTTGATGGTGTAGATATTGCTACCCGTGATGCAATCCTAACGTCTACTACGACTACAGCAGGCGCAGCATTACCTAAAGCTGGCGGTACTCTATCAGGTACTATCATTGCAGCAGATAACATCATACAAGGCCCGGTGCTTAAAGACTACGCAGAGACCAAAGTAGCTATGGCTGCTAATGACGTAGACCTTTCTTTAGGCAACGTACAGACAAAGACTATCTCAGGCGCAGCTACACTAACCTTCTCTAACCCCCCTGCAAGCGGTTCAGCAGGTTCATTCACGCTAATCCTAACTAATGGTGGTAGTGCAACAGTAACGTGGCCTACATCAGTTGATTGGCCTGCAGCTACTGCACCTACTCTGACTGCTTCTGGTGTGGATGTATTAACCTTCGTAACGATTGACGGTGGAACCATCTGGTATGGAGTCGCTTCTGGCATAGGTATGGCTTAATGACTATTGAAAAGAAGTTACTTGGCACTAACCCTGTTGATGGTGCTGTTACCGTTGAGGATGTGTTTAGCACTTATTTGTATAAGGGTACTGGTGCTGCTCAGACGATTACCAATGGTATAGACCTTGATGGTGAAGGGGGTATGATTTGGCTTAAAAGCCGTACTGAAGGTGGTTCTAAATATACTGGTGAACATCATGTATATGATACTGAGAGAGGGGCAACAAAAGCTCTTTTTCCACACGCTAGCACAGGGTATGGTGATAGAGCGCAAGGAGTCAAAGCATTTAACTCTAATGGAGTAACAATAGGTACTAACTCCGCTATAAATTACAACAATGATAATTTTGTCGCATGGACATTCCGCAAGGCTCCTAAGTTCTTTGACGTAGTGACCTATAGTGGAAATTCTGTGGCAGGCCGTGCTTTGTCTCATAATTTAGGCGCTGCTCCCGCTATGGTTATGATTAAATGCACCTCTTCCGGTGGTGATTGGTTGGTGTGGCACAAAAACGGTGGTGGTGGTGGTGTGACACAAACAACATTTCACCTTAATACTTCAGCCGCTGGGGTTGGTACGAACTATATATTCTATGGGGGTACAGGTGCTTTAACAGACACGACCTTTGGTGGCTTAGGCCCTTATGATTATAGTAATGAGTCTGGAAAAACATATGTAGCCTACCTATTCGCTGACAACACAGCCGAAGATGCTGATGAACAGATGATTAAGTGTGGTAGTTATACGGGTAATGGTTCAGCTAATGGCCCTGTTATTGATCTAGGCTGGGAGCCTCAATACCTAATAGTTAAAAGTGCCAGTCATTCAGACCAATGGGTTGTTGTTGATAGTATGCGGGGTATTGTG